ATCGTGATATTCGTAGCTTTCATATTAGGTTTCTTTATGGGAAAAACTATGCAACCAGTTATCCTTCGCCACGGGTGAAAATGGAGCATAATCATTAACAGGATCTTTAGAATCGACGATCGTTCTACTGGTAATTACTGGACGGATAACCCCTTCATTAATTATTTCAGATGCCAAATTATTTTTATCATCTATCTCATCTATGTCCGTAATAGGTAAATTATGATTCGTCTTCTTAAAGACAGAAATATACTCGACATTCATCGTATTATTAAAAGGGTAGATTTTAATAATATGAAATGTATGGTTATTTTTTTTGATTTTTAAGTGTTTTTCTCTTCGACCTCCTCAGTCTCGTCTCCTTTGGCGATAGCCATATCCGCCTCCCTCTGCTTGCGTCGCTCTTCAATCTCTACGGCGACAATCGCGTCAGCTTCCTTTACCAGGTCCTCCATCGCCGCATCAGGCTTCTCACGCTTCAGGCGCTCGATGATTTCACCTGGATGGCTAATGGGAGGCTCATCAGGTTTGTTGTAATACTGAGAATTTTCGTCTCCAGCCTTGAAGTATCCATCGGTAGAAGACTTAGCAGCCATCATATCACGCTTACGCTCTGAAAACATCTTCGCCGCCATAGCCTGGTTTTCCTTATAACCAGACATCAACTCCTCTAGCTTTTCGTTTGTGTAATGGGCATCTTCGATCTTGGAAGGGTCGGGTGGGATGAGAAGCCACTTGTACATATCAACGACATAGATATCAAACGTCGCATCCTCCTTTTGAAGGCGCTTGGCGTGGCTCGCGGCCTCATCGCGGGTAGCAAAAGCACCCCTGAACTTAACCCCGAACTTGTCATTCTTCTGAGGCGCTTCAGGGCCAACCACAGACATGCATGCAAAAGTCTGACCGGGCACGGTCGTATAATCCTGCTCTAGAGACATTATGTTCTATATAAAACTCTATACTTTAAGCTAGTAAACCTAAGTTAAAGTTTTCACGATCTTTATTATCATGGAAGAGTTACGCCGACTTCACAATGACGAGAAGCGTTCACTGATTGAAAGTGTAACGCGAACAGGTGACAGCATTCTCGATGTCGGGTGTGGTTTCGGTGGTGACCTTCAAAAATGGTCTAAAGTCCGTGCGAATATAAGTATGTGTGAACCAAGCTTAGATGCATTGAATGAAGCGCGTGACCGCGCTAAAAATATGAAAATGCGTGTAAATTTTTATCACGGAGACATTCGTGCATGTCCCAATAGAAAATATGATATCGTGTGTTACAATTTTGCACTCCATTATATCTTTCAAACACGTGAGTTATTTTCGGATACACTCAGAGAAATTAAAAAACGAATGAAACCCGGTGGAGTATTTGTGGGTATCATTCCAGATTCTGAACAGATAATGTTTAAAACCCCATTTTCAGATTCACATGGGAACTTTTTCAAACTGAAGAGTACGAGTAATGGTGATTTCGGTGAAAAATTATTTGTACATTTAGCGGATACGCCATATTATGCAGATGGTCCGAAATCGGAACCTTTAGCACACAAGGACATGTTGATTACACAACTGGAAAATACTGGATTTACCATGAAATTATGGAAGCCATTATGTGGAAATCCCATCTCCGAACTCTACAGTAAATTTATATTTGTATATAGAAATGATAGCAGTGATCGTGTTGCTGTTAATTAATTTGGCCATTTTTTATAATTTCAAAGAAGATCCGGTATTGATTGAAGTTAGGGAAAAATACAGAACACTCAGGGAGCATCTGAAAACCAATAGCGATGACAAATATAAGAGGTTACGCAAAGAGATACCTATCGTCGCATATAGAGGGTCGTTCTTGTCAGGGGTTGGCTACAATTCTAATAAAGGAGATGAAATTGGAATATGTATAGACGGGACATCTAATCACGTGTTTCACGTACTCTTACACGAACTCGCACATTGCACTGTTAGTGAATACTCTCATAGCAAAGATTACTGGGATAATTATGCTGAACTCAAAAATGAAGCGATTCGTATAGGTATATACGAAAACATAGATCAATCGACCCCGTTTTGTGGTAAAAGGATCGTCGATAAATAATGTTACGTAATTATAAATGACTGAATTCAATCTCAGGCAGCCAGCTGCGTCCAGGATACTGACATCGTTACTCTTATGGTTTGCGGTGATGGCCAGTGCTTTTACAACTCGCATTAAAATGCCTTATTACGTGAATATGTTGAATTTGACTGTCGTAATACCTGTACTTATTTGGTATCTGGGGAATACAAGCTTAATCGTCAGTTTAACGACTGGGAGTGTCATCATAACAGTCGTAGTGGCTTCGTTATTTCTCGTTACATTAACTGAGGGCATTAAATGGTCAAAGTTAAAGCAGGGATATGAGAAATATGGTGAAGATATGAAGACCGCTTGGTTACCCATGGTCATGACAATGATCGCGTTAATCTTAGGATTAGGGTCGGCGTATGTGTTGTCGGGTGGACGTGTACTCGACATGTATTAAAAGTATTTACGGGCGACATAGAACACTACAGCGGCGACTAGACCCGTGGATCCCAAGCCAACCAGGCTCCGGTTTCCCTGGGCATTCAAAAACCTAGGGACAGAACCCGCGAGCTTTTCCTGAATCGGTTTACTGATAGATATACCAGTGGCTACGATGACAATCAATGCATCGAGTTGCTCATCTGTAAGGTCGAATGGGTTCTTTTTCTTCTTATCCGAACTGACACTTTCCTTGACAGCTGTAGCAGCCTGTGCGGGTTGGGGTGCCATCATAACCTGCTGATGCGCCATCTGGACAGCGCGAGGATCAGCACCCATTAAGGGTGAATCAAAAGATTGCTCCTGGGATTGCATCATAACGTCAGATATGGGAGTGGAATCCATATCGTCTTTATAATCACTCACATTTTTTTTAGGATCTTCTGCCACGAATGCAGTAGATCGAGAATTAGAATCAATTGGAACCATTCCATCCGCCTCCTCTGATAAATTCAAAGTGTATACAGGTTCGGCCATTTATATAAATACAGCTTTTTTAGAACTTTAAATGTCGCATTTTTTAGATACAGGATATCTATCTAAAAAATGTTCCAAACGGGGCTCGAACCCGTGACCTTGGCGTTATAAGCACCACGCTCTAACCAACTGAGCTATAGGAACGGTGCATTTGGCTGAATGACTAGCCTCATGTATAACATGTGTGGGTGAGGGATCACCCATTCTATATACGTGTGTACTCTTTAAGTGTATAAAGAAGAGTGTGTAGTATATGTATATGATACACGAATACGTAACTGAAATATACAACACCTTGGGGCCTGGTTTCAGTGAGCGTGTCTATCATAATGCCATAGAGGTACTTCTACGTGAGAATGGTATTTCATACGAGACCGAGCGTATAATACCGATCACATTCAAAGGACACACAATTGGAAATTTACGGGCGGATATCATCATCAATCGAACGACTGTCGTCGAATTGAAGACAGTAAAAAATATAACAGATGTGATGGTTTCACAAGCACGGAATTACCTAAAGCTATTAAACTTACAGGAAGCGTATCTTGTGAATTTTCCACCGGCGGCTGGAGCTCATTCAGAGGTAATCCGTGTTACGATCGATTAAATCGTGGGTATAAATTCCCAATGCAATTCTGTACATATCTTTTTCCATATCATATCCTGTTGATGTAGCTTTTCTTTTGATTTTAGAAGGGGGAAGTATTGAAGATACGTATCCTCACTCAATAATTCACAGAATTTATAGAGTACGAAAGAATAACTCAGAAAGTTTTTACGTTCCGCTGGACAGTTATTATCAAATGGTTTTTGAATATCTTTAAACATCATGCGTAATTGTTCTTCGAGTTCCACGGGCATGTTGGGTGGTTTTATACCACTCAAAATATTTGAGATATATGGTACGTGTTCATAATATTTATTGAGTTTCAATTTTTTCAACAATCCCCTCACTTTAGCGTGTGTAATTTCGTTCACACTTTTTATTTTGATCTTTTTGAATTCGTTTCTCAATTGCTCTATTACTTCCTTAGGTATCGTTGTCATTTCTTGAGCCTGAAATTGTGACAACCATTCATTGAAATGATTATCACGTTTATATGAATAATTAATCACCTTTTCCGACGTCTCCTGTTCTTCCCTGTACGTGAGTTCTTGACTTATCAACGTGTCCACGATTATACCACACGAGTCACATACCATGTCACTCGTGTCATGGTAATACACGACGTTACTATCAGGACAGTTCGAACATATATCTGTCACCACTCTTTCTGTGACACGTGGTAATGATTTCTTTTCGACATCTATCAAATAGTCCGTGTATATATCCTTCTTCTGCAATCCCGTGGTCACTTTACAGTTGAACGCATTGTCCGTACTAACTTCCATATTCTTATCATCTGTCATGTACTGTTGAATATACGGCATACATCGGGCTATATAATCAGATAGTTCACCTTGGTATATATGTTTATTACATGGATCATCCTCTATTTTTGTCATCCATTCGTCTACTCGGTTATTATACCGACTTAAAAAATTACCTTCCATGTATATCAATGATTAAAGTACTCAGCTCGCTTTTAATTAACGTAATCTATGTATTTAAAAACGTTGTGAACTTTTTATTCAGTAAACCGGATTTCACTGTAGTTAGTCGATACGTAGAATATGTTGTCGATCATACAAAAGAGTATAAGACTGATGAACCTTTTTGGGAACGTGAACGTGAACAAATTGAGCCAGGTACGACAACGTATCTCGGGGAGGTAGGCGTGAATGATGAAATTCCGGAACCACCAGATGCAATCGAAAAACTCATTATACGAGTTAAATTTTGGCACAACAACAAGATTTATAAATTCCTGACATCGAAACACGAATATAAATGGCCACCCGTAAAAGCGAAAACGATGAGTTTTCATATACCATTGTCGAGTGCACAGCTATTGGACGCAAACGATAAACCAGTGAAAGATGTTCTCGAAAAAATCAGACGGTATTCCGGTCCGTATTCAGATTTTTACGGTGAGAAAATGAAAATAAGTGATATGTTTTATTATGAAGAGAGTTTTATGGCAACGATGTACCCTAAAATTAAAATTAAAAATTGTTTTGGTATGCTAAAAACTGTCGATACAGCGACGGGATATCTCACTGATCTTCAATTACCTTAGTCGACAGATAAAATTTCAAATCTCCTAAGTTCGCGACATTGTATTTCAAAATCAGAAATCGGTTCTGATCCTCTTGCATAATTTGCACAGTGGAACACATACTCGTCGCTTTCGTGAAGATGTTCATGTATCGGAGTGAATATGCACCCGACATGGTCGGACACTCGTCCACACATTGAATTTCCGTTTCCTGGTCAGCGAAATCACCCCTGCACAGTAAACGTAATACCTTTCCACTTCTAGATATTTCAATCTCGTCACCAATATTCGACATGTCTCTACAAATTCTCTGGAAATCCACTGACGGGATGGGTGTATTTATAGTCATGTGCATCTCGGGAACCTCTATCTGATTTTCATTGATATCGAGTAACTTCAATGCAAACTTGGTAGACGTTTTCTTTTGTTCGCTATGAATTTCGATATTCATGAATTCCTTAGAATCCACGGATATCACGAGAACGTCATTAACGGTGATCGTTTTTAGGAGTTTGTACATGTTAGTCATATTGACACCACAATCAACTTCCTCTGAGCATACGTATTCCTCGAAATTCTCCGCTGGAAGGTACATATCAATGAGAGATGCTCGTGCAGTATCCAGGGTTACGATGTATACGCCATCTGGCTTGAAATACAAATTGACATCGTTTAATATATCCTTCAATACTTCAAATGTAGATTTGATGGCTGCGGCTTGCACAGTCACCAGTTTCATACTCGATTATTCGCGTATTAATTCTTTATATCACTATAAGCTCCGTCTTCAACCTTGCGACTTATTTTTTCTTCTAGTTCGCGTGTCATAGCGGGTTGAAGCGATTTTCCATAATCATCGAGACCGAACATGTCAGTGTTGGGTTCGCCGTCAAGGGTCGAAGAAAAAATTGAACCAAAATCACACGTTTCTAATTCCTGAACCGGGAGAAGCGATTCGAGCCAGTTATGTATTTCACGTCCTACTAAAATCTTACCGTTCTTCGTCAACATGGTGGGTACGCGTGTTATTTTTGTCCTGAACTCTGGAGGTATTCCCGCCACAGTGACATTATGATATTGGACAATTTGTTGTAACTCTTTGTGCTTCTT